CGCAAAAGCATCAAACTAGTGTTGTTAGTGGTTGATGCAAACGCAGAGTGGCATATCAGTGCATTTCCTGCGGAGGCGCTTGACTATTTTGATTCTATAGAGGACACACAGACGAAACCTGAGTATGACACAGTTGAACTACCAGAGTGGGGAAAGGCGATTGACCAAGGTAACACCCCTGCTGTCGCCGCTCCAAAAATCGGAAACTATTCAAACCTTACTCCAGAAAAAGCAATAGAAATAATGGCTGAATTTATTGGATGTGGTGCTGTTGATTTGAAGAACGCACTTAGAAAGGTTCAAAAAATTTATGCTAAATCCCCTGACAAAACAGACGCAATTAGGGCAACATTATTGCACCCTGCGGAGCCTGTAGACACACAGAATTTCTATAGCTGATTTGGAGTTGAAAAACAAAAAAACGCTAATAAGGTTAAGGGGGAGTCTATAACTCGACCTCTCCCAATTGTCTTGCCTGTTAAAAATCAAGTGCGCATCAATAGTTTTGTCAAATGACGTTAATCTTTTACAGAATGGAGGTTTACATTGAAAATCGCGTGGAAGAAAAAAACACGACTAGCAAAAAAGAGTACTCGGCAAGCATTAGCAAAAGTTACTGCTGTCACGGCTAGTAAACGACGCACGGCAAAAAAGATTGAACCACCCATTCCTATTGCACAACTTACAGAACAAGCACTACTAAACATTATGGCAGTGCAAATAAAAAAGATGTCGTACAAGTATCTTTCTATGAGTGCTAGGACAGTAGGAGGTTCGGCTGAGGATTTAGACCAAGCGCTACAAATACGAGCAATGAACGCATTTAGAGAATTCAAAAGGCGGCAGCGTGCACGTCTCCACAAAAAGACCCACATGGACGCGGTACGATACATAAGCCCTCGATTACGCACATTCTGCGTTGATTTAGCACGAATTCAGAAGAAAAAAGTGGAACCGATGGTACCAATGCCAGAAGGTTTTGACAAAGAAGATGGCGGCGCTGCGGTCGAAAAACTACATGACTCGCTTGACCACATTTTATGGAAACGCAAGCTGTCTTCGACTCAAATACAGCTACTACATCTATGGAAAACCGAGCAACTTGATAAGCGCAGAGAACCTTTATCAGCATTAACTCATCTAGCTGTCAAAAAACTTAGACTTTCGGAAGCAGAAATATCACAAGCATTAAATACAATTCCTCGTATCTGAACACAAAGGAGAAACTCAATGCCAACGACAACAGACCCTAGAACAGAACAAGCTGTTAAGAACCTTCAGCAAGCAGAGGACAAGAAACAGTTGCTAATTCAGATGCGAATGGCTATGTTGAGTGATATACAAAAGCTAACCATTCTTGCTAATGACGACTTTTTTGGTGACTTGCCAATGATGGAAATACAGTCCGAAATGCTAGGTCCAGACCATCAACCAGCTAAAAAACTAGCAACACCAAAAGAAGCTTTAGCCGCGCTTAAACAGAGACTTGAAAACAATCTCAACAGCCTAAAAGTTCTTGACGGCGCTGGAATTCTACTGCCATGAGTGACTTTCACTGGACAATAGTAAGAACACCTGGCGAAGTCATTGACGCGGCAAAGGTCTATAAAATCGCATGGGGCATTGACTCTGCAATAACAGACATCGCAAAGGGTCTAGTGCATAACTACCTAGACAACGATGCCGAAATTATTATGGTATCTAGCGAAGAGACAGAAAATCTGCCTTTTGCAATTATCATTGCTGCTTTCGGCACGTGGATAGAAGGATACTCATATCTCATATCTGTAGCAAAAATTCCGCACACACCAAAAGGCTCTCTACCAAAACTATTAAAATTGTTTGACGATTTGAGCGCTAAAAAGGGACTTACCAAGCTGGTGCTTGAGGTCGATGTCGCTAGTGTGTCGCCGCATGTTATACAAGGTTACTATGACTATGGTTTTAAGTTGACTGATGAAGAGACACGAAAAAACCTCCCACATTTAGTTGTGGGAGGTCGTGATTTAGGTTCATTAGTATCCCGAAACTCTTTAGCGACAGGCAAAAAATTATTGATGATTAGGGCTTAGCGCTCTGCCCCACAGAACCTATGACTTCTTCTGGCTCGGTGCCTTCCTGTGATGAGGACTGTTCCTCAAGTGTGTCTACTACCTCAAGTAGCACGTCTTTGATTAAATCAGCTTCTGCGTCAAACACTCCCTGAAAAGCCTCAGCCCACTCTTTAGCCGCGTCAACACCGTATTGATGATATATCGCGGTTATGGCTTTAGTGGTGGACTTAACGATATTTTCTATCTCAGGCTTACCAGACTCCTCATACGTAGCCTGTGCCATCCTCCGAATTGCTATACTATGTAGACTCATTTTTTTAACTCCTCTGTTTAGCTGTTTCTACTAACAGAAATCCGTGGTCCGCAGCCGCCACGCCAACCCCTTCTGGCAAAGAGTTTACAAAACTCTCCCAAAGAATATCTGAAAAACTATACTCAGCAGAAGCGGCATCAAGAAGATTTGCCACCTCTCCATACGTCAATGCACGACTCCAAGGAGATACTGTACCTTCCAAAATCGTCAAATTTGACCCCTGAGATTCCCCACTGGCGCTGAAGAATGAGGACAGTTGTTCTGCAAGTGCATAAAGCGCGTCAGTAGCTTTGCTGTCCTCTACGATTAGAACAGATGAGCCTTCGTCTAGGACTGCCCAAATATTTGGACCGTGGACAGTTAAATCGACTATTTCACGAGGCTCAAAGGTTTTCTGCCCTAAAGCTTTTGTTTCGCGAAGTAGGGAGAACATTTCAGAAACGCTAAAATTACGCATACACGTCACCTCTAACATATATTCTCAAGATTCTGGCTCAATTAAAGCAATAATGTTTCCCATGCCAATTAGGTATAAAATTTCATTGGTATCGGGATCAGAATACGCAATGTATGTATGGTTTACTTGGAACAGCACTTTTGCTCCGATTTCCAAACCTTCTGGTTTTATTCTAGTACCATTTTCAAGCCTCTTTCCTGGACCGAGCGCTTTTATCTCTCCGATAAGCACTGGCCAGGCGTCGTCTTGCTGGTCTCTTTCACGTACGGGGTCGCCAAGCACAAATCCTGGCTCAGGCAGCAACAATCCAGATGTAGCTACTCGCTGTGCCAAGCCTTCGAGAGCATAGTCACCAAGATATTTTACGACGACACCTTCATTTTTCGGCTCGATTATCATTGCATTACCCTCCTTTTACTAATAGCGAAAACATTGTATAGACACAAAGAATATACCTAAAGCATAGGAGCAGCTAATGTCATTTCGTCTAATACCATTACGAAAAAGAGACAAGATAACCCCACAGCCACTGCCTATAATTGCCGATGAGGCTATAAAAGATGAAGATTTGACGACTGAAGAAGAGCGAGCAGTCAACGCACGAGTCATTACGCCTACCGAAATTATTGAGGAATTGAAACCAGTTGAGGCAAGAGGCATATTGGGGAGCATCTCATACGGGCTTAGCGAACTGATGACAAAATACCGGTATAAAGCAGTTGGTTTTTTCATTGTTTTTGTTTTTCTATGGATAATACTGAATCTTAACGCTACCGCTCTGTTTTTCCAAAATACTTTTGGTACGCATCCAGCTATTCTTGAATTTGACCCATTCCCTCATAAACTCCTGACTTTCATTATCAGTTTTGCTGGAGCCATTTTGACTCAAATAATACTGATATATCAAAAGAAAGAGGATGCGCTAGACAAAGAGAGAATTAAAAGCATCCTTCAGATGACGTGGCAAAACCAAAGTCAGCTAGGACTGATAAAAGAAAGACAACTAGCATTGACACATAAAATAGATGAGTTGGCAAAAACGCAATATAAGCTACTCGATTTTGTAACTCTTCTACTCAACACAGTATCTGAAGAAACTAGCGACGAGGAAGGCCCAGTCAAGAAAAAATAAACCACTTTGTAACTAGATTGTTGTTACTTTGGCTAGTGCCTTCTCAAAGGCTTCATTAGCTACGATATCAGAAAAATCAAGCGACCCAGGGTCAATTAAAGGAAGAATTTCGTGTTTAATGCTGATGTGTGGAGACTGGAGAGGAAGCATTGAATCTGGCTCTTGATTGCACCAATAACCATGGCAAAATATTTTGAACCTGTCAGAAGTCATATTGGAGGACATTAACAGGTTATAGACCTTGTTTCCCACGGCCAAGATTTGAATCGGTTGGACACAGGCTCTATCTCCACAGGGACAGGGTGCACCCAAATCTCCTACCCTTCTCATTTTGAACTGTTCTCGTATTCCGCGTTCAATAAACTCGAATAGTGTAGGCGTGTCTTTTTGTAGGACTAGTGGAATAAGCAAAGATTTGAACATAACGTATTTGTTGTCCTTTGGGAACTGGTCTGCTAAATACGCAACCAAGCAGTCAAAATATGTTTTAGCATTGGGCCGACTCTTCCAAAACCAAAAGTCTGACAGCGGAATGTTAGGGAGGTACTCAGCACAGAGAGCTAGTACGGGACGCAGATGAGTATTTCGAGGAGTGATGCGCTCTAACGAAGCGTTCAAATCATAAGCAGTTTTTAGTAAAAAACGACGACTGCTCTCTGGTAGCATGGATAGATTTCTACACATGACTAAGAGTCCTCGTTTCTATATTCTCTTTTGCCTAGAACTGGCTATCGCTTTTCTAGCCAACGGGTCAATTTAGCTTGTACTTCTGCCATTGTCAAAGCAAGATCAGCCGATTTAATTTTGAAGCCACCAGCACCAGTTTCCCTTCCACCTCCTGAAAATTCTTTCAGACAGAAATCGGCAATAGGAAACTTCTGGTTTCTAGTTCGCATAGATACACGATATGTTGTCATTCCGTCCATATCCTTGTTGCCGTCTTCTACATAGAAAAAGCTATAATCGTCTTCGTAGCGATGATGCCAGGTTAGTATCGACACAAAGTACTGAATAGTGTCGAGACGAGTTTGGGAAAACAAATAGTGTTGGCATCTTTTGCCATTCACAGTAACTCCAAAAGCTGGAGTTACCCTAGTATTAAGGGCTCGCTTGGTAAAATCTATAAACCTCTTTAAGGTTGCTTTGCTTTCTCGCGTTAGAGCGCCCGTGAGATATTCGCACACTATCCTACGAGCAGTGTCGGTATTGAGTTTACCAAAAGCATTATAAAAAGTGAGGCAGCCAGGTATTGTAGTCACTACGTCTATGAGTGTAGCTTCATTAAATTTTGAACCTCCGCAATCTATAACCTCGGCGGCTTTAATGGTGTTTGCCACAGCATCAAGATTCTCATCTAAATAGGGGACACAGAACGTATCTGCAACTAGCTTGGTACAAGACAGATACTGCTCATTGCAAATAGCAATAGTGGGTAGCACTTGCTCCTGTTCCGGCCAAACGTGGTGGTCTATCGCCATATACAGAGACATGGGCGGGTAAACTTTATCAAAATCTAGCAGCCATTTGGAGCTATCTGGATTGATGGCATAATCTAGCATAATAACTTTTACGTTTTCGGCTTTCGGTACCACTTTTTGAATGGCTTTTGCCAATTTTGATAAATCAAGAAGTCTTCCGTGCTGAATAGCATGATAGAATACCTTTGAAGGATCAGCATCTATTGCCGGTATCCCCCTAAGATTGAAAAAACACGACGATAAAAGACCATCAAAATCGTCGTGATGTAATACAAGCCAGGCCACTTTTGACCCTCGCTGCGCTTTATTGAGCGGCAGATAATCTGAAATAGAAGGTCCTCGTGTAAGTACCATATTTAGACTCCTGAGTTGTCTGCTTCTGTTCCTATGCCTATGCCTATGCTCATCAAAAAAATCCCTGGCGTCTCGGTAAGTTTAAGCGGCAAGGTAGGAACAAAAATTTTATCGCTAGAAAGAAACTGAGATAAGGTCTCAACATAGAAATGAACGAGCGCGTGAGCCACTCTATTTTCAAGCAAGTCTACTTCAGAATGTGTGGAGTCATTTGGGGACAATAACCAAGCCGTCTCTGTGATGGGTATGCTGTTCGAGACATCCTGTTGCAACTTAACTCGGCTAAATAATGGAGCACACATTCCCACTGCTTTGCGAACACTTGACAGAGCTATTCTACCAAATGATTCTTCTACGCTCCGTTCTATTTTGAGATATGTATTTTGTTTTTCTAGCGATAAAGCAAGAAACATTCGTAACTCTGGCGTGTTAATATCCTTTTCTGAAATCCACTTGTCCCACTTATTTATGATTCGACAAATTTCTGGACTAAGTTTCTGTGACATAATCGACGCTCCTTTCTACTCTACTAGTTCACGTTTGCCTAGCAAAAACTGTCTGTAGTATCTTCTGACTGTGCGGATTGAACGGATGAAGAAATGCCTTTAATTCGCTGGCTGAAGTGTTTACCATAAGCCGCTCTCCAAAATCTTTCATGCCCTTTTGCCAAGAGAATATATAAATTTCAGAAACTCCATAATCACTCAATGTTTGTGCCAGCTTAAAGTTTTGGTCTACAGCATCTGCGTCAAGTGCACATATTGGTGCCAGGTTACCCTCTTTTATAATTTTTACGAGAGCGCGTACATGCTTATTAGGCAACGTCTTACCAAACAGCGGAATAGCCGTGCAAGGAGCGCCAAACGCATCGAAAATTCCTTCTACCAAGAATACCAAATTTCTACCCATACCAGACGCAGGACTGGGCATAGTTTTGTCTAGATTAAGCTTCAGCAGGGGTGTCTGTGTTGTAGAATGCCGATATTTAGGTCCAAGAAAATTTTTGAGGAAGCTGCGCCCAGAGTAGAACACCACTCTGTTTTCTTTATTTCTACAATGCCAGAAAACGTAATATGGGTATCGGTTCCAGCATCGCCACGCCTCTGCCACTACTGATACTGGTAGCCGCCTCCGTCTAGTGAGATACAAAAAAGCATCAGAGCCTTCTGGTACAGGAAATGCTTGCTCTTCAAACTCAGCTAGTAAGTTTTTCTGTTTCTCTGACGCCACTTCTATCACTGCTTCTGCATGGGGAGAAAATTTGGACAGAGCTTGCAGTTTGTCGAGATATGACAATTCAATACCATACGCGGTGAGTAGTGTGGCGATGTCTTTACCTCCCCTGCCACAAAGAAAACAATGCCAATAGCCAGTCGTCGTTGAAATATAAAGATGCGGATCTCTAGATACTTCGTGCTTTGCCCTGTCATTACAACCAGCAAAGGGGCAAAATACACGTACTTCATTCTCCCCCGCCTTGATGATATACGGAGATAGCTTGTCCAAAGCGTTTTGTACAAAAGCAACCGAACGCTCTTCGGACATTACGCACTCTCCAATATTTGACGAGAGAAATGGTTTTCTACATCTGAACTTCCACACATTACGCAAACTTCGCCGTCTCTTGCTAAAATGGTAGAACGGGTTTCTGCATCAACAGCTAAAACCTTAATCATGGATTCCTCCTGCTAGACCAACTTCAGTAGGCATAGTCTTGCTCAATTCCAATGCCTTGCGCTTAAAGGCGTCATTAAGCTCCACAGTATCAGCTTTTGAAAATCTCTGCGACTGACCATTGAACCGTACTGGAAATGTTTCTCCTGTTGGGCCAAAGCGATTTTTGACGATTGTAAGACGCTGATAACCTGCCGCAAACTCTATGGGATGTGCGGACATGGTAAAAGCAACGTCCATAACATAAGTCACCGCGAAGGAATCTGATACGTCACCCAAATCTAACAGCGACTTTCCGTGCGAGCCTCTATTCATCTGGTGTGCCGTCCATATTGGAATTTCGAGCTTGTGAGCTAACGCTCTTAATTCGGAAGCTAGCTGTCGATAAGCCAGATCTTCTCTCTCTGCTGTCGGGAGACGCATGTCACCTAAGTAGTCGACAAAAAGAATATCCGTCTTGTGTTTCTTTGTTGCTTCTAGTGTTTTGATATACGACTGAAGTTTAGGAACTGTCAACTCTCGTGATGGAAATTCGCGTATTATAAGTCGACTCTTACTGCTAGCACCAAATTGCTTGACTGTCATAACAACATCAGCAGGCAAAAACTGTTCCATATTTCTTACCATACTCATCAGTAACTTATCCATTCTGCTACCAAGTGCCTCTTCCGACAATTCACACGAAACGTACGTGACATGGTGTCCTTGTGCTAGAGCATGATACGCCATGTTGAGCATCATAGCGGTTTTACCTCGACCAGTTGGGGCTAGTACGAGTCCTAGTTCTTTTGCTCCGAGACCGCCACCCCAATGGCTATCCAGTTCAAGCCCAGTGGGTATTACGTTCTGCCTTGCTGAAGAGTGCCCATCTAAATATCTCTTTGACACCTCTTTGAAATAATCAAGCCCCAAATAAGCCTGAGTGAAATCTTGAGAAAACAATTCTTGCATTTTCAAATACAATTCATCGTATTCGCCCTGCAACACTTTGTCAACCTGTGCAGACATTACAGACAAAAACGCTGCTTGTTTACAGAAGTTCTGCACCTCTTTCATTACAATATCCGCATCTGACAAATCTGTATTGATTAGCTGTTCTCTCAATTCGTCGACTTGTTCCGCTGTAAATCCCAAAGGTTTTTTAGTACGTACTTCCAACAATGTTTTGAGTAACATTGCTAGTGTATCGGGGGACACTTTAACCCCCTCATTTGTATAATACTTGGCTAGCAGTTTCCAGGCAGTAGCTAATAAGGCTGAGGTAAAATATTCGGGCTGAATAATGCCTAAGAGATTGCGAAGATTTTCCTCGCGTGCTATGGCGACAGCTAGTATTCTCACCTGAAAAAAGGTATCATAGCGAAAGGCAGAGTTCAAGGCATCATCTCCTGTCCTAAGTTGAGCAATTCTTCTATCAGCACCACTGAATAATTTTCTCGATCAATAGGTATACGCAATTCCAGTCCATTCGTTCCCAAGGTAATAATAGCGTTTTTTACTAAAGCGTGAGTAGTTCCTACGGGAATATGTTTCACTCTAAGCTTTTTGGGAGGTTGTCCTGCTTCTATAGCCGAGTAAAGCTTTGCTAGTTGGTACATAGAAATAACAACGGAAGAACCGTCTTCTGCCTCGACGCTGACTTCTTTTGTGCTCTTTTGCGTTTCGTGTTTTGGCAAGAGTGTCGATAACAGTTTTGGCAAGTTCGGTCCTGAGCCTATCAATTCGGCGTCATCCCAGCCAGAGCTAGGATTGATTGTAGGACTGAGTCGTAGTTCCCACTCGGTCTTTTCGAGACCAACATAGTTAGAAAGCTGCTTGACGTATAAAATACAACCTTTTGGAACACCTATAAATGCGTGCTCTGTGCCTACTCCTTCTGTTTTTACTATCTTGACGCAAATAGTACGAATGATATCTTCTGCTTCCCGCCTAGTTATTTGCACGGTCATTTTTGCTCCAGGTCAGGAATTTCTTCTGCTGATTCCTGTTTGATGCTTAACTTCTTGCGCGCTTTTTTTGGCTTTGTTTCGGTGACAGAGGCTGGTACTGGTATCATATCTCCACGTTCAGACGTTGACACGGCTGACGTAAAGCCGTCATAAGGATTGCTGTGCGTAAGTTTATAGTTAACTCGATATATCACTGTTCTCTTTCTGCTGAAAAATTTGGGTTTCTGTTCAATAGCCTCAATTGTCCAATCAAGATAAATTCTATCACCACTGTCTACGGTAGCAAGATACATATATACCACCTTGAGAAGAGGATGACGAAACACTGTCTCTATCAAACTTTCATCGCCTCGCATAGCCGCATATTTAACCGAGGCATAAAAAGAAAAGTGTCTACCATATTGAACCAGATTATGCAACTCCTGTATAATATTTGGCATTGTCTGATTTGTTGCGCTGTACAACATATCGCCTATTTCATCGGCTTTGCTTAGCATCTGTGTGATGACGGCGCGATAAGTGTTTGTCCACTGCGCCTGGGGGGCGCTAGGTGAAACTGGAGTTTCCATACTTAAGCCTAGCATTTTGCTTTTCTCCATTCGAGTTTATTTTTATTACTGACGGTTATAACAACATAGGTTGGAAGAAGCTTTTTACGTGACAACTCAATCATGTGTTGCGTGCCCTTGGAGCCGTTTGTTATCGCTAACAGGGCTTCGCCATATTTCACCATTTCTGTGTTTCGTTTGTATCCTGCCGATTTTCCGTATTTATTCCAGTCTGCGGGAAAGCGTTTGCAAGGAATTCCTAATTCTTTGGCAAGCCGTTCTCCCAACATATCTACACCCCTTGCTCCACCACTCACTATTTCAGTAGCAATGAATCCCGAATCGAAGTAAGCCTTCTTCACGAGGTCATAGTCGGTAATGTCTCTCGAACCGGCGATAATAACTCTCACTTCAAAGTCTCCAATTGAAATGTTGGCGTAGTTGCCCCGTTCTTGCCGTCTGGTAGTCGTATCACTATAAACGTATTTGGAGCGACGCCCTCGCCGTGATAGGGCCATTTAGCTACGAATTCAGAATGTACTTGCCATTTGCCTTGCCAACCCCGCCAAGGTTTGTTCATTGCTTCACAAAAAGCTTCCGCATTTTTCAGCGCCTCTGCTGGCAAAGTTTTCCAACTCTGTTTTTTAATTGTTTCTGGCATTTCTATTGTCTCCCAGTGCTTCCAAAACCGCCATCGCCGCGATTAGTTACAGTCAAGTCGTCTTGACTAGTCACGCATACAATATGCTGCTTAAGGTATGGTTGAACAATGAGTTGAGCGAAGCGGTCGTAGCGCTCTAAGAAAAAGCTGTTACTAGCGTCTGCACTTGCTAACGTGTCAGGCATATATCTGATAGTAACCCAAATACGACCTCGATAGCTCGCGTCTATCTTGCCTTCGGACGGCATAGCAATACCGCTTTGAAAAAAACTAGACCGCAAGGACACGGCACCATAAAAGCCTTCAGGAATTTCAAACACTACACCAGTATTGACGGAATACATCTGATACGGTAGCAGAAGCCAGCCATCTCTTCCGTCTTTAGTCACGGGGGGTTCAAAATCGACGCTGTTTTTAATGGCCCCTTTTTTAATGGCGCAAGCACGAAGGTCATAGCCTGCATTCAAAGCATCACGCGAAGAATCAGACCAATATTCGTCTGGAAACTTTGGCCATAATGCAGGGGCAACAAAGACTCTGATATCTAGGTTGGCAAAAACTCCGATGGATCTTTTGACTTCATATTCAAGGTCATGGTTTCGCGGCACTAAATTTAGGTGGTTTCTCAATCTCTCTAGTAACTTGCTAGTTTTCTTAAGCATTTATTGCCTCCGTTCTTTGCCTGCGTTTCTCTTCTGCTTCACGGGTTAAACGTTCAATTAACCCACGAAAATCTTTCATCGGCTCCATTGTAACTTTGCCTAGTATTTCTCGATAGTTAATAATGCGAAAATCAGCGCGGTCAAGCACAGCAATTCTTCCAGCGTATCTAGAAATCAGTATTAAGTCTCCCGCTTTAACCCCAGTCTCTTTTTCAACATTATCACCTACAGCGACGACTTTCCATTTTGGTAAGATGTTCATCTGTCCAGGCTTTAACGTTGTCACTGGCAAAAGTACAATACCAGAGCTTGTCATCTCTTCAGTATGAAATTCTAGTAACGCAAGTTCATCAGGATTCTGCGGTTTGAACTTTGGGGCGTGCGGACTGTTAGTAAAAAAATCCTGTGCTAGTAAGACAAAAGTGTCGTCTGTCATTTGTGGTCGTCTCCCATTTTCACAGCTTCCGCAAAATCGGGACGTTCATACACCGTCTCGACAAGCGGCATTAATTCCTCATACGCAGCCTGTAATGCTTCTGGTGACAAGTTCCATCGTTTTCTGTATGAAATAAACATTTGACGAAAAGAATCGTTGCTGATTCCAGTTTCCTTGACTTCTTTCGAGGTAAGGAGATACGGTTTTTGGTTCTCTGGTTTGAAAAGGAACAACGAATTCTCGCCCACCTGGCCGATAATCGTTGCCGCTTTTACTTTGCGCGCATGGTCTACCATTCTTGCCGGTAGTGTATTCCAATCTTCGTTGTCAAGTAGGTATTTTACCTTCATTAAGGAGTGATACCCAAACCCCACTTCCTGATCCATTTTCATTGGACAGATAATACCCATCTGTTCTACTACATCTTTCTCCATAATGCGCTTCATAAGTACTAGATATTCTTTGAGCCTCGAATATCGTACCGACGCAACAAGGGCATCATGTACGATAGTATGAAACACCATTTCTATACCACGCTTCTTACATTCTTCAGTCAATAGATACGCGCCATTTGTAATATAATCAGAAGTGAATGACTGTACAGGAAAATTGCGTATCTGTCGTATCTCTCGCATAACCTGCTTTATAACACCGTAGCTATACTGATTTTTAAGTGCCAGCCAAGGACTTTTACCATGAATAAAACACGCAAGAAATTCTTTTTTACCTTTTAATGTAGGACAAGCTTTACGACGGCCATTTGGCGTTTCTACATAGCCATAAGTTACTCCTTCTGCTACAAGTTTTATTGTCCATTTCCACAAATCAGGATAAGCAGCCCAAAATTTGTCGAGAAGCTTTTTGGCTTCGCCAACTGAAATATTTGATTCTACGGCAATACGAAATTCAGTAGCGCCGTACATCGTTCCAAAAGTAATACGTTTAGCGCCTCGTCTTTGGTCTTTGGTAACTTGGTCAAATGGAATGCCAGCGATAGCGGCAGCTGTTCTGATGTGTAAATCCAGCTCTGGCACTTTGTCAGTATCCAGACCCTGTAAATCTGCCTCAAGCTGTTTGCGATACAGATTGTCTATGAGATGTCGTTCATTGGACAGTGACGAAGCAATACGTACCTCCGCCTGAGAGGCGTCAGCACTTACAAGCACAAATGGATCTTTTCGGTACTCATCTATTTTAGCGTTCCATTTTTCCGCAAATGCCTTGTCAGTTCTGTATCTATTAAGAAAAAAAGCACACTGCGCGGACTCGACAGGCAGCAGAAGAGTAAATGCCTGTTCCCTAGTCAATACACAGTCATCATTTTTTACTTCTACCTTCAGTTTTGGCGATTGGAATTTTGATTGTTTTGATAGTTGCTTTGCTTTGGGTTTGTGTGTCTTTACTGGACTCGGATTCGGCATTTTCCTTTTTCTCCAATTTACTTGGCATACTAGCAAGATGTTCTCGTATGGCGATTAGGGCTGCTTTTTCCTTCTCTCCTAACTCAAATGAGCCAAACACAGAAGACATAGAGACTGATTCCGGTTCTGGTTCTCCGCCACCTATAATAGCGTTTTTTGAAGGCATGAACAGAGAAGATTCCTGTTTCGTTTCCACTGTAGGACTATTAGAGTTTTCTTCCTGCGGGGGGAGTGCTGATACTTCTGCTAAAGGCTGCCCCTTTATCTTCCAGTTCTTATTGAACTTGCAAGTAGTATCTGGACAATAGCTGCATTTATTGCACGGGGTGGCGGGAAACTTGTCGTTGACTACCGCTTCAACTATCGTTCCTATCATTTTCTGTGTGGCAAGCCGCAGAGGTTCATAATCCCGCTCCCGAAGAAAGTAAAACGTACCAGTGTCTAAAGCTCCTCGTTGAGTGGAGGATATGTCAAAAATAACGGTCTTCACTTCTTGCACTTGTGGGTAAACATACAGCGTGATGAGAGCATAAAGCGCAGCTTGATCTCGATAACTCGGACTGTCTTGACTTGAACCACTCTTGAAATCTACAATGATAGCTTTTCCTCGTGCGTTGAGATTAGTGTAATCCATAATACCCATTAACGTTGTATTAGACACAGGAGAATTTGGTATATCTATTAACATCCTATCTTGATGCTCTGAATATTCTAAGGGTCCTCTCGGCAACGCTCTACGGTAGGGACGCCAAACATTATGAAACTTCATATACTCTGCAGGGTATTGCTTCTTAAAAGCCGTGACGATTGCTTTGCCTTCTGGATGTTGAGAAAGAGCTACTGCTGTCCCATCGTTTGCTATGTCTATCTTGTTGAGCTTGTCGTAAAATTCGTGTAATTGTGTGCCCATTTCCATGGCTTTGGTTTTGCCCATCGGAATTTTGTGGATGTAGGCTATGGCGAAATGTCTTGCACAAGCGAAGAAGGTGGTAATCCGAGAATAGCTAAATGAACTTATTGCATTGCGTTTTGCTTCTGTCATCGTTGACATTGTTATCCTCTTTCCTTGCTGTCTTCGTCTTCCTGCTCTTTTCCCTGTTCTCCCCCTAGCCACTTAAAAGCTATCTCTCGTAGATAATACAAACATAGAGAGGTGGCTCCCCCTAGACAGCCTAAGACAAAAGTATCTAGGATTGTGGGATGACTTCCGAAGAGTGTATTTTTTAGACAAAACCACGAAAGTACTCCTCCCCAAAAACCAGAGCATAGAGGACAGGAAAGACCTTTAGAACAAATACGATAAAACCAATTCTGGTTCTTTCTTTGCTCAAACCAATGCACGATAGGTTCGGTATAAGGAGATTCTAACACAAACAACGCAAAGCCAAAAGACGCTAAACCAAACACTAGCACGATAAGAAGTCCAAGTAAGGCAGTCACGCTACTCCCCCTAGGCTGAAAAAAGCGAAGTCGTATGCTAAAAAGCACACGACAAAAAATATGCGAATAGTATGAAAGTCACACCAAGAAATTCCATATCAATTATAATAGCGAAAGTGTGCAACCTCAAATCTTCCTGTTGTTTTCAGTTCAATTAAAATATGGGTCAATTACTACTATCTGTCCTTGGTCGTCCACATAGACATCGCATTCCCCAAACTCGTGGGAGAGGTCCGATAATATTTTACCCGTGTGTTTATCTATTGACGGCTCATCCCAAAATCCAGAACCATGTCCATTCCTGTTGAGCCAAAATAGCATACCTGCACGATAGTAAGTTGCAACTTCAGACAACAAATCTCCCGCCTCTGTCTCAAATTGGTCACAAACATCCTGGGCTTGGATTATCGATTTGGAAGAAAAATCTGAAATTGTAAAGTTACTATCTAGGGAATTTCCCTTTTCATCTGTTTCGGCAAAAAGAATAGCATCCAAATAACCTAGAAGAAAGGGGTCTTGAAACTCACGTGTAATCTTGGACATAAATCCTCCTATTCAGCACGATATCATTAGTTCATGTGAAGAATAAGCCCTTCCTCTCGCATAGCATCTACCAACTCCTCTGCCATGCGCCAATCAATCACCAGGCCATTTCCTACCCATTGCCACGGCTCAGAGGACACGTTTTCGTCTATCCACATCTTAGCTTTTTTAGTGAGTGGTTGTAACACGATAACCGAACCTTGATTTTCGACACTCACGTCTGCCGCTGTCCTTCTGCTCTCCGTTATTGAAGATGCTTCCTCTATCTTTACCACGATATAATTTGGCGTTTCTTTTACTACTTTAGTAAATGGCTTTTCTGTACGGTTTGAGAATACTTTTCGCACCCACTTTTTAGCCGCGTCCTTAAGTGATTTTGCTTTAATCGTCCCCAAATCCTCAAAAGTCACTGGCACATCTTTACCATTGACAAACACAGCAAAAGTGTCTTCTATCCCTCGTTGTGCCGCTATGTAATACGTAGTCTCCTCGGATTCTCTGCTTTCTTTTATTGAATCGGATTCGCTAGTTTTGTCATTCTTGCGACGTAGCCGGTCACGCATATATTCTTTCGGGCAATCTTCAGTGTGACCTTCACGTCTATAATTTTTAATACAAGCGTCGTACACCCGTCTCCCGTCTGATTCGGGTGTGCGTCTATAATTTTTAATACTCGCGTCATACACCCACTGTCTGTTCGATTCAATTAGCTTTTTGCTGTCTTCTAACGGTAGCTCCTGCTGGTTGCTAGGTATAAACGGTCCTACCAACGCCTTTTTAAGAAACTTGAGAAATGAATCCTTGATTTTAGCTGTGTCAATGGATACGTCGGAATACTCAGGCTCAGGATATGTATCTGTTTCGTTCATTGCGTCTTTGTAAGCATAATAAAGAATCTTGTCTTGCTCTTCTTTATCTCCGGCCCTTTCAAGAAGTTCACCGAGCGTTATTTCTTCACCCGTCTCTGGGTCGTCGACTATCTCGTCCTCAGCAAAGTCTAGAAGTTCGCGTTTGACCCACGATTCCCAAGCTTCCTCCTCCCATTCTGATTCCACGTCTGATATATATTGGTCATCAAAAGCGGGATACTTTTTAAGCGATGATAGTAGCTCTCGATTTTCTTCTGTGTCTCGAAGCCAAGCTTGCTGTGAATGGTACACACCATTGGCAATAAACAATTCTGTGCTATCTGCGACATCTTCGTCTTCGACTTTGAATCCACCTTCTTCAATATGGGGCTTAAACTTGTCTCTAAGATAGTTAATGTTAGCAAGACCAACAGAACCTGCTCCACCATAATCACCGAAGGTTAAAAGGTCGCAACTAATAAAATCAATACCGTTAGCGGAGGTGGCAGTTTCTATAAATTCGTGTCTTCGTGACATTTTATGACTCCTTTAATGAAGTGGTATATTAAACAGCAGTTAGGCTTACTGTTGAATTAGCCCCATTACCAGCTATCCACAAAGCAAGGAAAGCTGTATTCCAAGGCAACATCGTTACATCCAAAACAAATGGCGACGTTGTAGAGGCTGGAATAGAAATGGTTTGTACCGCAGGGTTGACTGCAGGATTCTGCGGCGCAACCAAAATAGCGGCAGACGTATAGATGGAAATAGTTTTCCTCGGACGCTTGAATGCAAACAGCGTATACGTACCGTTTGAGACCGAAACAGCATTAAACGTATCCATCCTATCGTCATACAGGTCCGCAACAAGAGTGATACAGTAGGCTAGGGGTGAGTCAATCATAAGCTCGTACTGTCTATCATTAATGGCTATAGGTTGCGCTGATGCAAGTCCAAGTCCAGTAGAGTCAGTGGTTGGAGCAACTGGATATGAACTAATAGTAGCATCAGAGGCAGTATCTGAATACGTTGTATCTGTGTTATTAGCAATAGTAAGGGTACTAGCGTTCGTCAGTCTATGATATGGAGGAACATTTCCTGCTAAAGTACGATAGATATTTCTACCAACAATAGTTCCTTCTCCAGCATAAATAGGAAGGTTAGCAAGATTAACCTTACCGTTTGCGGAGGTCGTCACAACAATGTTTGATAGCGCAATTGGGGCAGATTCTTTCATGGGAGAGGTGCTAGCATCTGTAACAAACGTCATAACATAAGAGTGTAGTCCTGCTGTAATTGTCCCGCCAGCGCTTATTGAGGCTTTTATCGCCCCTACGCCACTAGGAGGATTTGCTAGTGTATTGCTTGGAGTTTTGATAACTTCTTGATTTCTGCCATACATATCTGGATCAGAAAACGTAAGAACGGGTGGTGCATTAGGATTCAGAAGTATTAACTTCATGGAATTCTCCTCCAGTTGAGGGTGCTATAAGTAAATGCGCAGTAAATCGCAAAACAGCAGCCTCTAAAGTGTATATTCTCTGCCAACAAAAAGAAAAGCTGAGAATTAGCCCTCAGCTTTTCCTTGTCAGAATAATTAATATAGCACAGAACTAAGAACGCTCACCCAAAAGAGATGAGTCACCCTCTTTCTTTTCCTTTGGATTTAAGACTCCTTTTGGTTGCCCAGTGGGACTAATAGGCAACAGAGATTTAGACCCACACCAAGCGCAATGTAAACCGTCTGCCGTTACCGGCACGGGGCAATCATGGTCAACACACCATTTCACCACCTGTACACCATTCTTATCTACCTTAACCAGAGGTCGAGGTTGTATATTGTGGTTCCATTGCTTACCGCCAGTGAGGACGATGAGCTTTTCTGTAAGCCAGTTGAAAAAACGGTCGGTCAAAGTTGGCTCATAGGTTTCAAACATAGATTCTGGCATAAATGGAGATTGTATTCGCATGGCTCCGAGTTTACCAAACCCCACTTAAGTCACAGTGGGAATGGAAGGCTGCCTTTCTTCAGCCTGGTTTGACACAACGACATTAGCATAAACAGTCCCAGTTACCTACTATCTCTGCCCAGCTTGTCCCTCCTAGCCGCCCCTAACCGCGAAGCCGCAATTAAGGGCTTGCAGATAAACAGCAGTGTTGATTCAGAAAATAAAACATCAAAGAGATAACCAAAAAGCTCAAAGGGCCAAAATAAAAGCCCCGTTACTAGCTCCTCTAGCAGTTCAGTAGATACCCCAACAGTGTCAAGGTCGTAGGCACTGTCAATCTCTTCAAAATAAGACTGGCCAACATTGTCAGGGCTGTCGGGACTGTCAGGGTCGTAGGCACAGTCAAGCTTTCCAAAATAAGCCCGAAGTGCAGTTAGCAGATAACCTATAGCCAAATAACCTAGCATAACAAGTACCGTCGTCATAGTTTATCTCCTCCAATTCCACGAAAGCACTACTAATAGCGAAACTCAAGCCTTTTGCCGGTCGCAATGCTTCGTAAACATGGTGTAATCGGCGTCTCCTAAAAATACCCGCAAGCGCATATTTTCAGCACCAAGCAATTTATGAATTGCTTTGGAAATCCGTTTTGTTTTGTCTAGCCCAAAATCAACATAAAAATCCTCACCGCAATCATACAGCGCGTGAGTGAATGATAAGCCTTTCAATATTTCGAGCAGCTCTGGTTTACCACCATACCAGTACGTATTGAAACACCGAGTTTCGCCATTCATACTGCGAGTGAGCGTCACCCTGTAGAGTCTACGTTTATTCAATTTTGAAAAAGCAAGGGGGGGACGCTTAACTAGTTCTAATTTTGCTATTGACACACCCAAAGTCTTGGCAATTACTGGCAACGAATAAAGCACTGGGCAGGAATTGCTCATAGCGAGCCTCCCTTTCAATTACATTATAGCGCAGAGAAACAGAAATTGACTCGATTTTTAGCAGAATCAAATTGCTATAACAAATATGGTTTTTTATTAGATATTAATATTTTGGACTTAAAATATTAAGCTTTCCCTATAGGTTTTGATTTTACCTTACTGACTTTTGCTAGTCTCTTTTCCGCTCGATTAAGGACAGACAGTAATTTTTGACCAGCCTGAATTGCCTGCGTCAATTCCTGCTCTGTAAAAAAATCCAATTCTCGCACGAACGATGAGTACGAGTCGACCTTAAAGTCAAACGCCTCGATGTCCGAACGAGAAGCTTTGCATATTGCTGCTATGTCCTTGCGTTCTTTTTCAACAATTTCTACAAACATTGAGATTTTGTTAGTAAGGGCATGAAGAAATTCTTTACTCAGCATTACTCTCCTCACTCTCTTTAACTAGGTCAGCGATGTCTGTAGCGAGAGCGTCTTTATTAGTCTTAAGACTGTTGATGAACGTTTCTAATTTCTCGGCTATCGCTTCTTTGGTATTGAAAGCGGCGCTACAAAAATCTAGCACTAAAGACAATCCCTCTGCCGCTGATTCTCTGATATGGACTGCGACTACTTCTTTGGTCTTCGTTTCGCTAACAACCTCAATAATTGGACAACGGCAACCTGGGGGTCGGCAATAGGATTTTGTTTTAGTGATTTCCGTCATTGTATTCTCCTGTTTTTATCTACCGTTTTCGCTATTATAAGCGGAGGGCTAGAAACTATGTTTATTGAGTGGCGTACTGAGAATAGCGATGTGCGTCCGTTGTTGCTGTATTTCTCCGAATTGTATATTCTTCGTTTCGGAAAAGAGTGTTTCTTCACTAAAGGCAATGTAACAGCAGCAAGGAATATTATGACTTTCTGTAACGAAGGTCAAATTAACCCACTTAGATACATACAGGTCTGCTTTGACGGATTCACAAACAACATCAAAAAGACTGGGTTTACTTTTATGTCTTCAAGACCATACAAGAACCACGTGCTGAATCTTATTCTCAGCCCCGTTTACGTAAGAAGATACGGTGAGGGTACTTATACATCCTCGCCGCCAACAGTATTTGATAGTCTTCGTCCATCTGTGCTTAAATACGCTGGAAATAAGTACACTAAAGAAGAAATTCTAAGAGATTTGTTTACTTCGGTATTGCCATTAGAAGCTTTTCTGTTTCTTATTGATTCGGAAACAATCGAGCATTTACCTGAGTATGACGCAATAATAGAAGCACTAAATGAGCAGGTGGAAGACCGGCGAAAGAAAATCAAAATTTTGATGAAACGCGGTGTATTGCCTCGTACACCAGAAGGATTCAAACTCTTCTCAACGTATTTAGAATGGTCACAGAACAACAGGACAGCAGATGACAGACTCTAACAGCGCTACGCGACATGTAAAAGTTTCACTCAATGGCTGGACTGCATCTACAGTTGATCCCCTGCTCAAAGAGCAAATAAACAAGGCGTTGACCTTTGAAGTAATAACATTCAAAAACTTTCATCTCGAACGTCTATGCAGCATGACTGGTTTCAAGTTAGGGCTCATTGATTATCTCAATACCAAAATAGACAATGTGGTTTTTGACAATCCCGTGCAACCGTTGCCAGAAATCCCCCCTGAAGAGGGACAGAAATTAAAACTGAGAGACTATCAATTAGACGCCGCAAATGCCATATTGAAAAAGGGTTTTGGAATCATACAAAGCCCAACAGCATCAGGAAAAACGCTGATTGAAATAGCATTGGCAGACAAGTTTCCAAAACCAGTTCTCGTCATTGTACCTTCAAGAGACTTATTACACCAAGTCTACACCGAGTTCTCAAAATACTTAGGTAAGAAATATAGTATTACAAAATATGGCGGTTATGATAGAGACTTGCGAGGGGATATAGTGGTGATGACCAATCAAGCGTTAGCACTTTATAAGCCCCCAGTAAGAGTGTTCTTAAAAACAGTCAAGGCTTTGATTGCTGACGAAGTGCATCATTGCACAAAGAAGCTGTATTCCATACTCGGCAGATGCCCAGCATTGTATCGAGCTGGCTTGTCAGCTACACCTGGTGCAGAAGACTGGCAAGACGTAAAACATGCAAGACTTATAGCTAATTTTGGTGGACTAGTATACGAAGGCAGCAAAGATGAACGAGTGAAGCCGTTCGTAATGTACCCACTCGTATACGAGGTGCTATACAAAGGAGATAACAAAAAGAATGCTAGTCACGTTATTGACGCTCTGCAATCGCGTGACCCCGTAAATCAGCATAGGTACGAGATTATTAAAAACGAAAACAGAAACCGCTTCATTTTGAAGGTCGCTGAACTATGCAGAAGAAAAGGTCTGAACACGTATATCGCGGTCGCCTGGACAGAGCACGTTGACAACTTGAAAGCTGTAAATGATACTGAAAAAATAGTTGAAAACATACATTTTCTTACTGGAGATTCTGAAATAGATAGCCGAAATAATGCTTACTCAATGTTGTACAAAAACCAAAAAGAAAAAGAGCCAATCGTGATATGTGGTACTGTTGGTGCTGAAGGTGTTGATTTAACTTTACTGAATGTCGTGATTTTTGGTGATGGAGGCAAATCAATCATCAAAGTCACGCAGACCATTGGAAGAGCCGTCAGAACTCACCCAGAGAAAAAGGTGGCAATAATTATCGATATCCAGGATGCTTGGTATATGCAACAGGTCGTAGCAAGAAAGGCGATGTATAAAAATTACAACTACGAACGAAAACACTGGAAAGATTTGTTGGCGTTTTTAGTCCCCGCCATAGAAACAGAAAAAGGCAACAAAAACTAGTTGCCTTTTCGCCGCGAGCTTATTTTATAGCCAAAAAAGTTACTTTAGCGGGTCTTCCACTAGAAGCTTTCTTGCCCTGGTTGCGTTTAGTTTGGCAATAAGGTTCTGAATCTCGTCTTCTGAGCCAGCACCTTTAATATCAGGATTCTCTTCAAGCCACTCCCTATATTGTTCTAGTTCTTCAATAGCCTGCTTAACATACGCTCTAGCGTCCTCGTTGCTGTCTCGTGATGACAGCTTGAACCAGTCAAGAGTTACTGTTTGGGGCTCATTTTCTCCATCTTCTATACCACCAAGTATCGCTCTAGCTATATTTTCAATAGCTGACTTAGCGCCATCAGAATATGACAATAACGTCTCGGCATCTTTTTTTGACCAGACTGTGAGGTCATGGTTAGTAATGGTACCGGCACCTTCACCGTCGTCCTCGAAAACACTCGCGCCAAAACTCATCGGGTCTTCGTTCAGGTTTTTGATACCCTCGCCCCTAATGTCATAGCCACTGATAGGATACGATTCCTTTAGACCTTGATTTTCTATTTCAAATTCATCAAAATCTTCGTCATACGTCGCTGCGTTGTAACCTTCAATGCCCAAGTCTTCTGCCTTTGCTATGAAAAGGTTAAAAGCTTTCTTAGAATAAAACGTAATAACCATGTCTACGGGATCGATATCGTAATCTGAAGGAGGTATAAACCGATGAAGTACGTCATCAATAGCCCTATCAAATTCTGGTCTATAATTTATATTAGTAAACCAGACCCACCCTCCACTAAAACCTGGCCAAAATGTTTCTTTCATCAATCGCCCTCTGTATTTTGCGTGTGACATTTCTACTGCCCCGCCAGATTGCTTTCCGCGAGGAGTCTTACCATTCTCTTCCTCTTGTTCTATGGCAGCCAAATCTTCGTCACTAGGCCCTTTCAGGTTTTCTAAATCCTCGTCTTCATCTTCAGTTTCCCTTTCCCAATCAAACCTATGCGTTTCTTTACTTGCTGTTGACATTATCTTAAACCAGTTTTCAAACTTTTTGAAAGCTTTTGTTAAATCCGAAATTGGAATCATCATTACTATTGCTTCTGGCGAACGCTCTACCAAATACCGTATTTTGGTATTTTTAACCTCTTTAATTGCCTCCGCCTTAAACTGCTTAAGAAACTCTGGAAGAGATTTAACTGACACTGCTCGAACAAAGCTCTTTTCTGTATCTCCTGCTTCTTCTTCTTCCCTCGTTCTCTCATACGACCACATAACATCAAGAGCCTTTTTGCCGCTAGCTGCGGACTCTTGGTCGGCATGATAAGTAGGCTTTGTTCTTGCACCGATTGCAGCTCGCAATAGTTTCGCCCAATAATCAAGTCCTTCTTGGTCCTGCGCTACTATAAGCCCATGACCAGACAATCGCAACGAAGTAGTATTTTGGACTCGCTCTGGTGACTGCTCCATTGGAGTATAGACATCTAGATAAAAAAACAAAGTAGCAGTAGAAATCTCTGGAGAAGTAATCTTGAAAATAAACTGCGTACCTAGAGCAACTAACGCTGAATACGTGTCGCTCCAGTTGAGACTGTCGAAATACGATAACTCTAATTTAGGAAACTTACGAGGTCTAGGCATCGAATACTCCTGGAAAAAAGTAATTTATTTGTCCACGTTTAATAGCACCTGTCTATATATTCTTTTCTGAGAGGAAACCGTATATGGCAATGAGAGCACTGTCAGCATATCCATCTGACGGGACTCTATGCCCTTTTGGAATCAAAACATCAGAAGGACAGCCAGATAACTCAACAAACTTTGCTATCGATGTCGCTTTTTTGGTTGCTTTTGCTGTCTCTTTGGGCATCAGCAGACCGAACTTCCGTTTCCACACAGCGGCTTCAACTTTTTTCGGTTCAAGACTAGCGGCAATTAACAAAGCCTCGATAATTCCGAAAGTTCTACCAAATGAAAATGCAGAAGTAACTCCTTCATGCGGCATAGCATGAACATTTTCCAATGTTACGGTTTTAATGTCGGTTCCATAAGTTGTCTTAATGCTACAAATTATTTTCCAAAGCTCTGCAATATCAACGATTCTACGCCTCTTTTTTACTGATTTTACAATTGTCACAGTGGGAATATCCCAAAATCGTGCCATGCCAGATTCGGGGGATAACACACATATTGCGCCGTTCAGACCAGGATCACATCCTAAGTAATACGTCATCGTATCTCCAAGACTAGTAAAAAAATGTGGGCGAGAGTCATCCAAACCCTCGCCCAATATCCGAACGACGTTTCCTAGCTAGTTATTTATTTCCTAACTGCGGCAAGGGCGGCTTCCACATCCTCGTCTTCGGCGGCAGAAAAATCTTCGCTAGTTGCATCACTCGTATCTTCACTAGCTTCACCAGTATCCGCTTCGTGCTTGAGAAGTTTTGCTAAATCGTCGTAAGGAAGCGGGGTGATAAGCCACCTGATTTCTTGCTCATGGGCAGCCACCTCGTCTAGGATGGCTTGAATAGCTTCCTTGTCAGGCTTGCCTTTCGCATCAGTAATAATTGGGGTTGGATAAGGAAGACTGCCACCTTTTCCATCTGGCATTGTTACTTTGCTAGCAGAATAGGTGAAGCCTGAGCTTTTTTGGGACGGAGAGAGCTTCAGTGTATAATCATTTCCCTTGTAGGGATCAGTGATGTCTTCTCCTGAATCTGGATCCCATTCAGTGAAAATTTGATTGGCAAGCGTGGCTGACATACTAATCTTCTCAACTCTGTTAGTTGAGCGATTATAAATGACTGCGTAAACTTTATCCTTAGCCATAAGAGTAACTAAGGCTTTCATCCCCGCTTCGTCGTTCTTTTCTTTTAACTCCTTCCACTTGGTGTACGTATACTCGCAAATAGGACATTCACCGTCACCTGTGCTCTTGGGGCACACAGCATTTCGGTAAGGCTGGTCAGGAAACAGATTGTGATGTTCTTTGACGTACAGAATCGGGGTGGACATAAAGGGCAGCGGAAGAAAACGAATACAGAAAGACGTACCTACTTTCCCGCCAGACTTGAAGAATGGAAGTCTGTCAGACTTCTCGTCATTATTGCCCCTCGTACCCTGTGATAACTTCTGTTTAAGCTGCTTAATCTTGTCGAGATTTGTCATCCCTGACGTTACTGAAACAGTCTTCTGTTCGGGTTTCTCTGCCTTTGCTTGGGTTTTTGTAACCATTGTATGACCTCCTGTGCCCATTTGAGCTGACCTACTCTGACCAATTCAGAGCTTCTTCGCGGTCCTGCGGCTCTTTGGGGCAATTATATGTTCCAGTTATAATAGCGAAAATACGAATCACAATGAGTTCTATTTTTGAGTATCCTAGAGTTCATGCCTATATATGCTTGTCGGGAAATAGGTCGAGCGGAATTCCGTCGGGACAATCTCCTTGACAAATAAGACAATCACCAACCAATATCAACAGCGCATTCAGTCTGTCTAATCGAGTGAGATACGATTCCTGTTCCCGCGATAAAAGACTATAATGCAAATCCTTAACACTCTCGTCTAACTCTTTCCTGATATGGTCAAGCAGTTCTTTTCGTGTTGGACGAACAGGCTCAATCATTGAAAGCCCCCAAATCGACAATTTCGATTGTAAGTTTATCTCTTAGTTTTCTCGTAAAAACTTGCTGTATCACCTTGGTTATCCCCTACAGACTCCGAACCTACAAGTTCGATTGTAAGCTTATCTCCTGGTTTGGCAACCTCTAAGAAATGAGTAACAGCGTAAGTCATCAAAAATTTGTTGGCTTTCGTACCGTCCTCATAACTAGGAATGTCACAAACAAAAAAGCCAGTAGATTTGCCATCCCGCTCTTCGGTTATCCAGTACTTACGCTCTTCCATTTTTACTCTTCCGTTTATTGGAGTTTTCTTTGCTTTTTTTGCCTTTAATCCGCTTCAAATCTTTTTCGATGCGCGCTTTTGTTGCTTTTTGTCGCTGTGCTTCTATAACACTTCGAGTTAGACTACTGGTTAGCGTATCGTTTGTAGTTTCTGTATCTGTATCTGTATCTGTATCTGTGTTTGCATTTATAGGAATTTTAACAAGGTCAAAAACAATAAAACCGTTCTCAACTTTTGTCACAAGAAGAACGTAATAGTCTCCTGTGGCTGGCGAGGTATCTCGGAGCGCCGAGGTACTCTCACTTTCAGAGTCAATGTCAACGACTAGAAAATGTTTTTGACCAAGGTTATTCATAATTTGCATACGTGCCAACGTCTCTTCCAGTGCTTGGTCCATCACTTCCTTACTAGGCAAATTAACCCCAGGTAGAGGTGCTGATGTTGCTTCTTGACAACTTGTGCGATTAACAGAATTACTAGTCCCGTATAAAAGAGTTTTCCAAAGTTTCTTAAACATCTTCTACGCCTCCTTCTAGTTCGTCTAGCTCTTCGACATATTCCTCTTCGTCTAGTTTTCTTATTGTGACTTCGTCGTAGGATGCAATATGCGTAAGCATTCCCGCATCCTGCAGTTCACGATACAACTCATCAGTTAATAGCGCTAAATCAGGAGTAGTAAAACAGCCCTTAAGACCAGAACCCACACTAATATTCTGTGCGTTGGGATTTTGTGATGCCATTCGCCCTGTTCTAGTACCCGTTGGATTAAACTCTGAGTGACATACTAGCCTCCTTTGCGAGTCTGGCTGTCCCCCCTCTTGACAGGCAAGTTTCAAGTAGTTTTTCAAATAGCCATGATACTTGGTCCACTTTTTATATGTAATGAAAGACGAGAACAGCGGGGGATCAAACGCAGCAAGCTTCAGGAGAAATGAGGCATTTGTTTTCGGCATATTGGTTTCAGCAGTTCTCTCCAACACAGGAAGACCCAACACGGTATACAGTGCCTCTGCCATTTGCTGTGAGCTATTGATGTTGAGGTTGTCTGCAAAAGATTGCAAAGCTTCACAGTCCTTTTCAGTCAACTGTTTTTCCTGCTGAGTGAGAATGTTGACCCGTGACTTCATTATGCTTCTGAACTGCTCTTCGGTTTTTTTCGACATACTATCTAGAGAGTTGAGATAGAGCTGGTCCAGATAGTCAATAAAGAACCTATTCAGCCACAGACCATCATAATTCATACGATGGCACAGGTAGTTAATACGGTGATGGACAGTGTGATAGATTTCAGTAAGATTTTCTGATTCTAACTTGGGCAAGAGGTTTTCAAACAGTAGGAAGGTGTAATAAGCGTCTCTCCTGCCATAAGGGAGTAGAATATGAATGGGTACTTTGTCAAACGTTCTATCACTAGTCCGTGAGTAGTTTTCAGCTAAGTAAGCAGCAGGACCGCCCTTCCAATCAGCCCTAGTTTCGGGTAAATAATGTCTTGTCAAAAAACCTAGATTATACTCTTGCAACCCTGCTCCGCTCAAGACGTGCGCGGCTATCATCGGGTCAAACTTGAACTGTATCTCTTCATACTTAACTCGGTCTGGATATCGCTGGGCTAAATACGTGAAGTCGAATTTGCCATTGAATGCCACTAAATATTTCGCTTTAGTGACGAGGGTCAGCATAAATTCTTCATACTTTTTAGCTGTATCAGCATCCACAAAAGGTTCTGCAATGGGAACGGAATAAGAAGCGTCCTTGAACGAAATCGAAAACGATATAACTCTCACGCCTGGACGATATGGAGACAACGAAGTGGTTTCGATATCGAACGACATAGGTTCATTCATTGCTTTTTCAATAATGCTGTCAAGCTCGTCGTCACAGGGCAAATCAAGCAAGTAGCTAGACCCAGCCCACGCGATAAGAAAATCGTCCATGTCAACGATGTTCTTGGGAAAACGAATAACTGGATGCCCCGCGAGCATGACTACCCCATAAGGCGCAGAGGAGGTTTCCTGAATTGGGAAACGCTCCCAAAACACCGAAGGGTCTATTTTCTTGAGCGTAGTCAGTATTCGAGGTGAGAGTGTTTCATTCATGGCAGGTCCTCATAATCTGTTATCTTGTGCAATCCTCTGTTCGCTATTCGCTATTCGCTATTCGCTATTCGCTATTCGCTATTCGCTATTCGCTATTCGCTATTATGCGTGGGGAAGTTTTTACTTCTCCAGATATAATAGCGAAAAGTGGAGGAACTTTTGACAGAAACCACAACTAGCAAGAAAGAACAACTAGCACAACTACGTCGAGAATGCTACCTATGTGAAAATTGTTCTCTATGCAAAAATACAGAATACCCAGTCCCAAAAGTATTTGGTGAAGGCTCTGTGAATTCCCGAATCCTATTACTGGGACAAAATCCTGGGTCCAACGAAATTAAACTACGACGCCCATTTGTTGGGCTGTCGGGCAAGCGTCTCGACGAAGCTATCAAGACAGCGGGGTTGGACAGGAGGCAACTCTACATCCACAATTCAGTTCTATGCTATACCACAGGAAATGCTACGCCTCCACAAGAAGCGATAGACGCTTGCAAACACTTTTTTGAATCCGTCGTCTCGATTATTCAGCCAAAGGTCGTTGTAGTTCTTGGAGCCTCGGCTTGGCGGACTGTGATGCCAGGTGAACTCTTCAGTGTTGAAAGGTGCAAAGACTTTTGTGCTAGAAAAAGTCACCACTTTCTGCAAATAGACAACATTTTTGTAGATTTGATTCCAACAGTCCATCCTGCTTACACGCTTAGAAATAGAGCAGATTTTCCAATCCTCGTCGATTCGCTATTATTGGCGAAGGAGTTTGCACAGTAGCAAACAACGAAAAATAACACGCTAAAATAACATTGTTTCTTATTACTGTTTTGCTAGTGCGTTTTTTCATCGACACGAGAATATAAGTTGAACTAAGAAAGGAAAACCACCACAATGGACTCAAAAACCGCATCACCACAGGAGCCTCCACCTGCTAAGACCATAGGGTGGAGAGAACACTACTTTCCTAATATTGACGACCACGATTGGTACGACCCAAAGTGGCAAACAGCGCGCTCAATTAGAACACTCGAACAACTCTCGGAGTTGCTGAACTTTGCACCCGAAGAGCTAGAAAAACTGCGTCTGCAAGAATCGCTGTTGCATATTGCTATCACTCCTTATTACTTGTCTTTGTGTGACCCAACTAACCCAAAAGACCCCATTCGCATTCAATCAGTACCGACGACAGAAGAGTTATCAATAAACGATTTAGGCGAAGATGAGTTGGGAGAAGAGAAACAAATGCCTGTCGCGGGACTTGTACATAGGTACCCCGACAGGGTGCTGTGTATCACGACTAATCAATGTCGAATGAATTGCCGATTCTGCACACGAGTTCGAGAATTTGCAAATGGCAAGCGACCTAAGACAAAAGAACAATTGTCCGCAATGTTAGATTACATCAGAGTTCACAAAGAGGTAAGAG